CTAAAACTTCAACTCTCCATTCGGCGTAGTATTCCACTCATGGCGGTTCAGTAGACTGTGGCTGCCATACTTCATCGCATCTCTATTGTCGGTTGGCTGAGCAGCACCATACACCCCTGAATCCTCATAAATTTTTTGAGATTGCTGGCTTTGGCGTAATCGTTCTAACTGTTGCTGCTTCTTCAATTCGGCTTCGTGATTCGCCTTTATTGTCAGAACTCGCTGATAGTTATGCTCCAACGCTTCGGGTGTCAGTTCTGCGAGATTCATGGATTGACTGAGCTCATTGATGAATTGGCGCTTTTGTGGGTCTTCGCCTGCCCATCTCTGCGCGGCATTTCCGACCTCACGATTGGATTGATTCTCACCTAATCGTCCATACACTTGATTAATCATCGATTTTCTTTCATCAAAGCGAGCATTAACCACGGAAACTTGCTCTGGTGTCGGTTCCAACAAGTCATTCAGCGCTGCAGTACGGTCTTTTTCAAGCTCTGTCACCGCCTCTCGCCACTGCTTATCCATTTCAGTGCGTGATTTTGTCTCTGCCACATTGAAAAGGTTGGCATAGTGCTCGTTGGTAAAAAACTGCTTAGCCATATGGATTTGGCCTGTCACGTCTTTCATTAACGCATCGAGCGGGATCACTTTTACGGCCTCTTGGCTACCTGCCAAACGGCTTTCGGTTACAGGCGCGGTTTTAGTCGTGCCATCCTCATAAGTCACTTTCAAACCGACCACCACGCCCGGCTGATCGCCTTCGCGATTTGGATCAATATCGGCAACAAAATCATGACGCAGATACTCTTTATCCTTAATCACCTTACCCGATTCAGGATCTTTATCGCCAATCCCTTGCTTAACATTACGCTCAAGCAACACGCCCATCGATTTGGTGAATTGTGAGTCTTGGTAAGAAATAGAGCCATCAAGCACTTTAGGCATAGTCGATTCGATATCAAAGGCCGCCTGTACCACACGAGGTGTATAACGGCGCGGGTCGTAAGCACTGCCCTTAATGTGTTCCTGCTCAAACAAGGGATCAAGTTCTCCGGTTTCCATGTAATGTTTGAGGCCAGATTGAATTAGCGGTAAATTCTCCTGCATGTAAGCCATTTTCTTTTGCTGATTGAGCTGGTATTGGCTCAATGCTTTTGCACTTTTCTGCGCATCAACCTGTACATCAAGTAGTCGATCACGCCGGATGCGATCCTCATTTTCTCGTTTAAGGCTATCTTGATAACGTTTATCGGCTTTTTCCGTTTCAGCCTGACGAAAAGCCTTCTCGTCTTGATAACGTTGCTCGTTCTTGGCTTCAATCTGAGAGAGTCTAGACCGCTCATCTTGATAGCGAGCCTCGTTACGCTCATCCATTTTCGCTTGGCGTTCATTATCCGCTTTACGCTGGTAGTAACCTTCTGCGACCTGAAATCCGCGGATTGCACCATCAATAGCGCTGCGTGTATCTAACTGCATTAGAAAAGCTCCCCTAAAATCAAACCTGCTGCCGCACCCATCGCCGCGCCCATGGGTCCACCCACACTACCCGCTTGCATGCCCGCCATCATGCCAATGCCAGCCCCAGTGGTGACACTGGATAAACGCTTGGTACGCTGCGCCTCTTTGAGGCTTTGATTGGTTTGATTACGCTGCTCTTCACGCTGCGCCGATTCTTGCATCCCTGCCAATGCACGTTTGCGGGTATCTGCGCCTAAATTCAATAAACTGTATGCCATGATTACCCCACTTTAAGCTGCGATAATTTCCCCTTTGCGCCACCGCTGAGCACACTCATCGCACGCTCTTGCTCGTTCTCACGCAAACTGTTCTTGGCCGTCACCTGTGCCAGAGAGAGCTTGGCGTCATCGTTAAGGTTGGTGTCTACCCCAACCCCAAAACGTGCCATTTGGTTAACATTCGCAAGCCGCGCACTCTGTTGCGCGCTCGAAAAATTGGCTCCCACGCGACCAAGTTGCTGTGTCAGTAACTCGCCATTTTGTGTTTGTCCTAAAAGCTGTTTTTGCTGCGGATAAAATCGCTCTAACCAGTCTTGATACATGGCATGAGTGATATTCGCGTAGTTATTGGCCGCCGAACCTGAAACATTAACGCTCATCACTTACCCTCTGTTGAGTACATAGTTCTGATCCATGCCCGCTTGACCTTTCAGCGTCTTAGTATCGACATTGACAAAGCTCGTATTTGGCTTGGCACGGTTCATGTACATACTGGTACCAATCCCAGCCAACGTCCCTACAGCCTGAGCATTCGCGCTACGTCGGTTAAACGCTGTGGCGGCATCGCTTGTGGCTTTTTTCAAAGAGAGCCGCGCGGTCTCTTCCATACCAGACAAGCCTTCGGCTTTCTGACCAGCACCGAGAGCGACGATATCTTGCTTACCCACCACATACTTGTCCTGCTCATTGACTTGAGCGCGGTTTACGGTATCGCCCTGAGCGAGAGTTTGGTCTGTCGCCAAACGGCTTAACGTTGCTTTAAATGTTCCGGAGCTCGGATCAACACCGGAGGCCACAAGATTCTCAGTGGCCGCCTCTCGCGCTTTGCCGTACTCGCTTTGATAATTTAAATCTGCCGCCTGTTTCACGTCGGCCATATTGGCCTCAGAGTTAAGGTTGTTCACTCGCCGTATGAAGATATCTTCAAACGCTTTGAGCTCTGTGTTGTATAAGTTCCACTCATTCACCGCAACTTGGGAAGCGGCGATTTCCGCCGCTGTTTCCTGAACGCGGCCATCTTTTTTCCCACCCATTAGATCTCCTTGCACCAAGTCTCAACATCACCGGTTTCGATACAACAAAACCCACCGTCAATAAGGCTTACTTGCAAAGCTTTCACGGCAGTATTCAATAGTAACCTCTTGGCCTTTACCCGCTTAGCCAACTGCTCTACGGTCGGTAAATGGCGCTTAAACGCACCTTTTCTATTGCTCCAAGCAAACAGTACCCATACCTGCATTTCACCATTATCCAAACTGGGCTCAAGGACGAAGAATCCCTCCTCTACCAAAAACAGCGAAGCCCTACCATTGAGTAGGGCTTCATCCACTTGTTTGACGAACCAGTGCTGGTTGCGCTTCTCGGTCTGTTCCATCAACGGCAATACTCGAGAACGCCACGATTCGTATGACAGTTTATAAAGACTCATCGACAAACCATGTTGGTCTCAATGGGCGAGACTCTTCACGTAAATCGTAACGTCGCACCGCTTCGCGATAGGCCAACATTTCAGCAAGTTTTGGCGATGTCACTAACCGCTCTCCTTGATAGGTCGCCGTTGGCAACTCCATAAAATCGGTAGCCGCAAGTTCAGCGCGCGCCCAAGCCCTTTCATTGACCTCATGACCGTCAAGCCACGTTTGCCGCAGTGCCAATCGCTCATAATAAAGTTCATCGGAGATGTTTCCGGCATCATAAGCCGCCTTGAACGTGTGCCAGTCGGTCACTTCGCCTTGGAAGTAAAAGCGATATGGCTCTTTTTCAGTTGTCACCATCATGCCATCACCTTGGGTCAATACTGTTATTGATAGAGGCCGACATGTTGACGATCACCGCACCATCGTGCAGCGATGTTAAACGCAGCCGAAAGCGTAAAGATTGAGAAGCAGAGTAAGTCCAGCCCGAACCCAACAGCGAACGACGACTCGCAATGTGCGCCTCTTCGACAGCATAACCGTTGCTTCCTCCTCGGTAATAAGTCAGCGCAAAATTCACCCCAGCCACATTTACGGTTGTACCTACCGCATTGGCGGTATCGGTTCCGACAATCCTTGCCTCGGCAACGACTCCACCACTGAGATTGATGGCCTGTACAAAGATTTGTAAAAAACCAGAGCCCCCCACTCTTGGCCGCCTCACCGTAAAGTTAAATACTCCATCTGGAATAGTGCGGTAACGTGCTCGGTTCATGGTGTTAATGGACACATCCCCTGCTGGGAAAAAATCCACCGGAGCGGTCGCACCATCACTGTAGTAACTTGTTTCCGGCAAGGTCACACGAACCGATTCAGAGGTGACCACTAACCCGCCCCCTAACGCAGAAGGGTAAGAGAGGCTGGTCGTCGCGTTATCCCCAAATGTGGTATAGAGCACTACCGATTGATAAAAGGTGCTGGCGATAATTGTCGCCCCTTTGATCACACCACCATTAATGGTGGTTCCTTCGATGTTGCCACGAAAATAACCATTATTGGCCTGTAAATTGTTGGTTTGTAAGAGGCCGTTTGAGTGAATAAAGGTGTGATAGCCGTTATAAGGACCACCCGCACCGAATCCTGCGTCACCACCTCGCAATTGACCGGTATGAATAACAGGCGAAGCGATTTCGATTCCCACCTTCACTTCATCGGCCACAATGGTTTGTGCTTGCAGGATCTGAATAGTCGCTTTTTCAATGATCGCTTTGGGGATCACGACTGCGCCATTATCAATCGCGAATGTCGGCACTAAGGTTCCGGGCCGATTGGGATCGTAGACAAAGAATTGACTGGCACTGACTGCCACTTGGCTGGTGCCATCGCTCTTAGCAATCAAACCAATCCCAGCGCTAATCTCGCCCGCTTGCGCTTTCGCTCCCCACATTGCCTTAAATGCCACGCTCCCATCTTGATTGATGGTCGCTATCGCTTGGGCATTGGTTTGCGCGGCGGCCTTGGCGTTACCTGCGGTGGCCTCAACCGTATTCACTCGCTCGGCTAATGCTTGATCTGCATTTGCAAACACCGTCGAGACATCAAGAAGTTTCGCTTCATTCAACGCGGCTTGCGCCTCATCTCTTGCCAGTGAAGATGCATGAAGCTGAGTCACTTGAGCCGCGAAGGTTTCTGTCGCACTTTTCAATTGGCGCTGGATTTGCGCGATCAGCTCTCCAGAAGCCGCCAGCTCACTATCCAGTTGTTCCAGCAAAGTCTGTGGCGCTTTAGCGCTTATCTCTTGTTGCAAGAGTTGAATAAGCTCGGATTGTTTTAGCTGCTCGGCCAGCTCATCAATCACTTGACCAATGTTTTGCGAGGTTTCACCCAGTATCCCGTTTACGCCATGGTAAGGTCCCGCAAAATTCTTCGTATTGATGAAGCGAACCCAGTAATAGAATCGGCTCCCTGCGTTGACCACATCAGAAAACACATTAGCCGGCGTTGTCGCCACGACTACCGCTTGAGAAAAGTCATTGTGATTTGCCCGCCATACTTCAGCGTATGCAAATCCTCTAAATTGTGGCGTATCCCATTGCACTAAGATGGCAGTAAACCCACCAAAGGCTTGCACGTGGTGGGGTGCATGCGGGACTTGAACCAAACTCGATGAAGATTCGCTGCTTTGATTCACATTCGATTGCGCGTTTTTCGCATTGAGCGTAACCACCTCTTTTTCGGTCACCGCTCGGTAACGACCATCGCCACGTTGCCCAGTTAAAATTTCGACGTTTTCGTACAACGCCTCCAGTGAACGTCCTGCCCGAAAAGGCGATCGCTTTGCCATCAGTACAACTCCGAGAGGCTATCAGCCATGACAATCCGCTCGACCTGACTGGTCCCTTCTACCTTGATTTGCCATCGGCTGCCGCGTACTGCGGGCAACCGAAATGGAGCGTGAGTGAGCTCGCCCTGTTCCAGCTTGAAAATCGCCTCACCATCGACGATAACCGTTACCCTTAAACGTTCAGGCGCTTTCGCTTCAATGCGAGCGCAAGTCAAAAAGGCGTGCTGAGGAATAAGAAAAGCTTTGGTTTGCCATGTCATGGCGACCGGTTGATGACCTCGTTGCCAAGCGTTAAGCGTATTGCCCTTGGCAATGAACAACGTATCGTCATGCAAGTAGTGAAATGCACTATCCCAAGTATTCGATAAACGTGTCAGGCTGTGCGTACTCGGATCAAAAATAAACGCTCCGCCTTGGTATTGAGCGATATATTGGCCTTCGGCAACCCACGCTTTGATCGTCGTTGGCATGAAATTCTGCCAACTCTCTCTATCCATAATGCCTTCGGTGATGACGATGGCGCTCGTTCCCGAAATCGCGACTAGACCATCCGGCGAGGCATACATCGCCATTCCGTTTATAACGACCAAGGAGGGGGCACTCACACACGCTTGCTCAACATTAAGGCGCATGCTGGTAACCATACTCGGTGTGACACCAGAAAAGAGGTATGGTTTGCCTTTAGTGACTACAACCAGTGACGTTTCAATCGGAGCGATAGCTACAATATCGTCATCCGTAACACCACGATGACTCTTACTCCACGCATAGGGCAAATAGGCTTCAGAGAACATCACCTCGTTACCCGCAAAGCCGGCGCAAATGCCATTCGCCATTGTGCACAGTCCCTGCATATTGGCATCGGGCATATCGTAGTCCCATGTTTCAATCGGTGGTCCATTGACATTGCGTGCCGAATCTAAGTACTCGGTTTGGCTGATGGGAAGCTCAGCGACCAGTAAATAATCCCCAACGCCGCTTGCAGATACCGAACGATACAAGCGAGTGTGAGTGATATTGTGTGTGTTGACAGACATTGGCGCGAGTTGCACCGTCACCGTCGAGCCAGGTTTCTCAATCAATACAGGGACACTCGGCAAACCCGGTGCCCCTTCTTCCCCAAAGCGTGTCACGTAGGTTTGAATGTAGAGCCTGTCTTCATCATCGTAGGCGGGTAACTCGCCCTCAGGGGGATTGTCGCCGGTCGTCGCATCGACCTTAATCACAACGGGCTTACCCATAGGTCTTGGCACTCCTAAGTCATACCACGCGGCTGGCATTTGACCTTGTGTAACCGCGATATCTTGTGCGGTCACCTTGGGTTTACCTTGCCCTGTCCAATAGACTCGTTGATAAGCATCTTGCGCCATCGGATTAGCAATCACACTCACGCGTTGAGTGAAGGTAAACCAATGTGAGTGTGCATAATAAAACAGCGTGACCGGTGACAGAGTCGCCAAGGTGCCATGCTCTTGATCTGAGCGCATCGGCGCAACCACGCCACGCTCATAAGTGCAGTCAAACGCCAGAGAAGCCGCTTCGTTTGGCAATAGATGAGACTCAAGGCGAGGTATTTCACCTTTCATTGTCGAGATCTCAATACGCATACGCTCCCCTTAAAAAAACAAACCCTACGGCCACAGACCGCATCGGAAAATGACTCAATCTCTCTTTCTGCATTAACTGCCGCCGGTCCAGTTCGCCAGCTCATTCAGACTTACCTTGTATTCCACCGAATAACGAAACCATGGCGAAACGCCTTGACCCGCTAAATTCATAAATCTGACGACCAACCCATTACTGATCGGCTGCACAAAATAAGGTAAACAAGGCTCTTCAGGGATGATCTGCGGCGCGAATGGCTCAGCCAGTAAAGTCGGCCCAGAAAAGGGAAAGTAAAGGTTAAAATCATTGGAGGTTTGGTTTTGGTGCCGGCCATGGCTTCTCACCACGCCATCGCTGTACACCTCAACAACTCGCCAAGCACCACTGACGCCTGCGATGTTTTCTGCAAAGACTCTTTTCAGTAATCGGCGGCTCGACTCTTTACCCACCCAGAGGTACTCAAATTCAATCACCGAAAAACTGAGGCCACTGGCCGTTTCCGCCCTGAGTTTGCGCCCCTCTCCAAACACATAACTTGGGTAACATTGTAAAACGCTCTGCCAACCTATCCCCGCTCCAGCACTGACATACACAGGTCTTGGCAGCGTACCTTCTGACCCCAAGGCAGGCAGATAAAGCTTATTACCCCCCATTTTCAGGGTGCATCCCGAAGTGCTGGGCTGAGCAAATGAGGCGCAAACAGGTCGCCAATACTGGGAAACATCTAGCTCGTTTTCGGTCAATTCCAAGGCAAACGCGAAGAACGCCATATCAAAGAAGGCAAAACTGTTGCCCTCATTCGAGCTGCATTCCAAGCGATTACGATGAACTTTGAGTAATCGCCCCAAAGCAGCACGAGCGATACTGTGGGACCCTAGACGAACTTTGCCGCGGTTATTGGAGAGATCGATGGACCAAGCTCCACCGCTTCTCAATTCGGCCACCAACACGCGATTCACCTCATCCCACTGGTTATTCGCTATCTCTAGCGACCACTCATCCACCACGCTGTGACTCACACTGACCAATCCATCACCGAGGAAGTTACTCAACTGACATCCATCCACGCGAATATTGGGATGCATTGAGGCCGTGACCGAAGGATTGGCGTGTGCACGCAGCAATCGAGCTTGAGGATTTAACGACGTGAGCTTCGCACCTAAAATGGCTACTGAGCCGTAGTTAACCACTCTTTCCCCACTGGGAGAGTCGAGGGTTTCCAGATAACAGGCGTTCCCAGAGGGGCAGCTCAATACAAAGCTGCCCCCGCGAATTTGGATATTGCCGTAAGGAATAGGTTGTCCCGTCACAAAGGTGGAAGCGTTTGGGTAAGCGGCAATCAGCATTTCTGCTGTCCCAGAGCAGTTGACTATCTCTACATTGCCCCCACCCTGTACCTCGACAATTTTTGACACATCATCAAATAAGCAGCCGATGAGCAGACTGGGTTTGCCTTTGACCAAATTTCTTTGTGTGAACTTCACCGAGCCAATACGCCGCAGCACACAGCCACTGAAAATCACACTCTGCGCACCCGTGTTATTGGTGGTTACCTGCGTACAATCTTCAAAGACGCAACCAATCAACTGAACCCCATCGGTTCGCGACTCTAAAGCGCCCTCCACCGTATGGCTAGAGAGAGACGCGGCCAGTCGAATTGCGGCATCCCCTACTTTTTTAAACTGACAGCCGATAAACGCCGTATTGGTGGCCCGACGAATATATACCCCTTGCTTGCCCCACTGCGGATTGCTGTCCTCTCGCTCACCTGTCAAGGAAAGACCAATAAAAGTGACTCCGTCGACTTGGGTATCCGCGCGACCAACCCAAAATGGGTATTCGGTCGCGCCAAGCGTTCGAGTCAGGGCTCCACCAATCACTTTGACCTGATTTTTGTCGATGATGAGTGCAGAACTCGGCGCAACCATCGGCCTATCCAGATAAATGATTGAGCCGTGGGTCACCTGCTTATTGAGCCTATCGAGTCCTCGATAGACCGAGACGGGATCATTGGGATCTGTCACAAACTGGCTGGCATACAGAGTTTGCGTACCGATTTGCACAAAGCAACCTTGCCCCACACCCGACCAACTTAAAAATGTGTTTACCGTCTGCTCTTCGCCATCCCAAGCTTTTAGTGCATCCAATGCTATGACCTCTGCGCCATTATGCTCCGAGAAATCTCGCTCATTATCGAACACAAAGAAGCCGCCGCCAGCATAACTCCCCGCGTAAAACCCCGCGACAGAAAACTGTTTCCCGTCAGTCAGCTCATAGGTCGCCAGCGCTTTTAAATGCGAAACATGAATCACCGCAATCTGCGTCGCCGCTTCAGAGCGGTCGGCATGCAGCGCAGAGAGTGAGGCTTGTTCGGTGGCAATGTGCGCCGATAGCGCTGCTTCTCTTGCTTTCGCCGTCGTAGTGATAGCATTCTCAGCCACTTGCAGCGCTTTCGCGTTGACGTTACTACTGAGCACATGGGCACTCGAATCCACACCAAAGAGCGCTTGAGTGTATAGATCCACCAGCTCTGCGGTGGATTTCTCGAGCGCATCAATCGTTTTCACCAGTGCTTCCATCGACGGCGAACTCATTAACGTGCCCCTTCACTGCTCTGGATCATCTGCGCCTTAGCATTATCGGTGGCCGTCTTATCGCCCAACGCGGTGGCAAAGGCTTGTAAATGCAACTGAGCTTTTTGGCCTTCCGCGGGATTTTGCGAATCTTTGTTATAGGCTCGGTACATCACAAAATCCGACACTACCCCTAAATAGATCTCAGGCAGTGGAAAGGCATCGTTTTCGCTCGCCACTTGTAACGTGCGTGAGTAAACCAGCTCCACATTGACTGGCGCTTGAGGCGACGGGTATAAAAACAGGGTGGTTTCATCGAGCTCATTACGCGTCCAACAAACGGGTACACCCGCGGTTTTACGCCACTCTGGATAGAGTTGATTGAGTTTATGAATATTCACAAACTGCGCCGCCTGTTGATTGATGTGGTTGACCGCCAAAATTTGATAGGCATCCGACGGTAGACTGACCTGATAAGAACTTGATTCGATCATCGCAGTTGTTCGAGATAAATCAGGCCGGCGAATCACCATGGCTGAAATGGCATCATTCACAAAGTCCATCAACTCTGGGCGCGACCAACGCACATGTCGAACGTCGATGAGATCGCGCGCAACGCGATCAATAAGCCCTTTAATGGTGACGCTCATCAGAAGAACTCCCGTTGACGTACCGGATTGGTAAAGGCCTGTTGTTGACCCGTTTCTAAGCCAAAACGCTTAGCGCAGCGGATCGCCTCAACAAACCACGTTCGATACTCACGACCCAGCGATGGATTGTGCCAATCACTATCGGGTTGCAACATCAGACAATGGCTGCGCCATAACAGATCGCTTGGCCATACTCATCCCAAAGCACTTTGGGTAAGGTCTGTGAGTCACGTTGCGGCTCTATCGCACAGTGGATGAAAAGATCTTCCCCCTCCCTTAGAAAGCGCAGCTCATCACGACTGGTTTGCAGATAATCAATACCTTTGATTAATGCCAAGCCTTTATCATCCACCACCGCCATCAACTCAGCGGTGGTGTACCGACCAACACTCGGTGAATTCAACTCAGAGCTACCCACAATCGCAACCACTTGGTGCGCACTAACCCTGTCGATTGTTCTCGTGTAACGCACAAGACCACTTTCTCGGCAAAACTCTTGCCCGGCTTGCAGCAAAGCACTGTGCAGTAATGGCGCAAGTACGACATTGACCAATTGCCGAAGGGTAGGCACAAACTGTTCGATAGCGACGGTTTCCATAATCACTCCGCGAGGTTTGCCGGTTCACTCTCTTCACTCATGCGACGCAGATAATCGCGCACTCGTACTCGAAACTCTGTCACCTCTTCCTGCGCGCCTTTGGGGGCAATATCTAGCTCATTAGCAGCGATCAGCGTCTTTAACTTGGCTGAGTTGAGCTTATCGAGATCCAACTCCTCACCATTTAGCATGACAACCATGGAAGCCGCTTTTTCTTCTGCCTCCTGCATTGCTTCTTGCGCTGCCCGTTGATGAGCGATCGCTTGGGCCTTTTCATCAAGAAGCTTCAGATGATCCTCTAACTCCTCTTCCGTTATCCATACGCTCGGAAAATCCAGTAGTTGATAAGCCAAATCTTGTTCAACCAACACCGGCTTATGGCGCGGAAACACCAGCTAGAGCCAGCGACCGTGTCTTTTTTCTTTGGCTTAGGCCCGATATAGACCACAGCAATTTTATGCGTCATCACTCTCTCCCAAAAATCAAAGGAGGCTCTTGGCCTCCCTCTCTACAGTGGCTGGGCTTAATACCCAACGTTGACGTACTCCGGCAAGATGAGAAGCTCGCCTGTGGCGACACCACCTTTAATGGTGACGTTCAGGATACCCTTTTCTTTGAGGTACACTGGCTTGATCGGGATCTGCTTCGCGACTTTATTGGCGACCGCTTCCCCAATCGCTAGGGCGATATCGTTGACTTTGATATCGACGCTGACCGAGGCTCCAAGCCCATTGGTCACCAGACGTACCCCCGTCAGCTTTAAGCCAATCGGCAGCTCCAAGACGGCAAATATCGTGTCGATTGGCGTGTTTTTGGCACTGAGTTTTCCTTCTTCAAGTGATAAATTGCCATGCGCCCCAACGTAGACACGGTTGTTAAAAGTTTCACTTTGTCGATTAGTCATTCACGTTTACTCCACTACAGGTTCACAGCCGTATCGAGCGCAATCACCCCGTGATCGTTGACGCGCCCCGTTTTGTCTTTAAAGCGAATTTTCTTGGAGCCATTCATCCAATACACCGTGACTTCGGTACGGTTACCCGCATCCACATCTTCTTCGTGATAACGGAAGGATTGACCACCTTGCGTTTTTCCCCACGCGTATGCCAACGCCTGCCCGCCGAGTAACATGGCGCGATCTATGGTGGTGGCCGCATTGACTTGACGCACACTGGCTGCTTTATCGTTATTGGAAATCGAGACAACAGAACCAGGATTAAAACGGATCGGCATGCCTTTGTATTTGCGTACCAAGATATTGCCCCGCATCAGACAGTCGCCACGAAACACCGGATGATTAAAGTTACGCGAGCGGGAAATCGCATTCGCAGTGAGGTTTTGCCAATCTTTACCTGAGGTTGAGGTATAGAAGTCACTCCATTGACGTGGGGTAACACTCAGTAAATAGAAGGCTCATCGCCCGCCATCTTGTCGTCATTAAAACGGATTGGCTGCAGTGGATGAGGCATCTCTTCAAGGTAGAGACCGATATTATCCAATGTTTCAATCGAGAAAATATCCGCCGCATCAAGCCCTTCAAAGGAGGTCGCATCGCCCCCAAAGAAGTGGCGATCATACGTTGGCGGCAAGACATCATTGACCATGATCTCGGCAAACTCAGTATCACTTTCTAAAGGCACAATGATGTCATCGGTCGCATAATCCCCCCGCGCTCCGGCAAGGTGCACTGTCGTAACCTGATCTTGCAGCGTATTCACGTAATCCGGCAGTAAAGCTCGAGTGAGTTTACGCAGTGGATGGCGAGTCTTTTGCTGCGTCATCTTACCGCCAGAATCCACTTGATGGCGGCCTTGGTTGATTTTCAGTGAGAAGTCCGCGAACTCTAAACTTTCACCTCGTCCGGCAATTCGGCGATCGCCCATGGTCGGTTTTTTCGTCAAACCATGCACAATCTGCATTTCTACCTCATCCCCTGCCGATTTACTTAAGTCGGCGCAGCGGACAATCGGAGCATGAGGTGAGGTTTGCTCATTGCCTTTTTTATTACTGGTCACACTCTGCGGCGCATCTTCGGTCAACATATTGGTAAACGAGCGATTGCGTAGGGTCGCTTTGAACAGCGCCGTTTCCTGTAACTTCACGCCGTCAGTAATGGTTGTCATACTTTCACTCCAATAAAAAAGCCCCAGCGTGTCAGCTGAGGCTTAGTGTTTGAAAAACGGGTTTAGAATCCAGCGTTATAAAGCAGTTGCTCGATTTGCGCTTCACTGAGAGAGTCAAACAATTTACCCAACTCTTCGTGATTAGCACTCTGTACCCGGTTCATCAGATCGGAATCCCCCGTGCGATGAGTATTGCCAAGCTCACTCGGTGACGCAGGCAAAGCGTTTTTCGCTTTACGGCTTGCTTCTTGCGCCGCGCTCAGAGCCTCTTGGGCTGACAATTTAGGTTCATCACCAAACGCCAGTCGTACCCGCTTACTGACCTCTTCAAATCGCTCGGCGTAGCTTCGATTCGACCATTCTGAACTTGAAGCCAAATGGTCATCAATTTGCTGCGCGGCATTCCAACGCGCCCCACCTTCACTCATCCACGACTGCAGATCCGCGTTTGCTTGTAGCGCCGTCGTCAACTCAGCGTTGTCGACTGGCGCGGCGCTTTCAGTCTCCGGTGATGTGGTCGAGGCCGCAACCGTGCCGCTAGAAACCAACGCCTCAATTTTGTTATTCATAGCCAAAAAGAAAGGGGCGAGCTCGGGGTAATCCTCCTGTAACGCAGCAAGTTTTTTTTCATCAATGGTGACATCTTCAGGTAAGTCAGCCGGCGCAACGCCCAATTCCTCGAGTTGTTTGTTACGCACATCAATCATGCGCTGCGCTTTTTCAAGCTGCGCTGAATGCGCTTTTAACTCTTCAAGCTCTTGGCGAAGCTGAGCTTTTTCTTGCCGCTCTCGCTCGAGCACCTCCATCGGGATAATGTGCTTTTGGTCTTTGGCGAGAATACCGTCTGGCTTTGCGTTAGGCTCTGCAGTTGGCGAGGCTGCATCGGTATCGCCGTCTAAACCTTCCACACTTTGCGATTGTGAAGAGGGAGCAAGGCGCTCGTCAGCGCCTTGTTCCTTTTCGACAGTTGGGCGACTTTCTTCCGCTTCCATCGATTCCAGCAAAGCTTCCAGCTCTTCCAATGTTTCATTACCAGTAACGGCAATCGTGTCTTGATGGGTATTCATGGTGACTCCTTTGATTAGACGTGTCGCTGTCTGTGCGGTTAAGCGCTCTCGAAAAAACGCTTAGCGACAAAAACAACAAAGCCGAGCACAAGGCTCGGCACTGAATACTCATGGGGACTATTGCTCGCTGGACTCGAAATGCTGGCAAACCTGCATGGCGGCAGCGTAATCACAGATCATGCAGGCGTGATTTTGTGTGGCCAGTGCGGTGATAATGGCGCTCGCTTCCAGTTCGACTACTTGGCTCGCCTGACGCATCAACGCCTCTTTTTCTGTATTCAAAAACACCGCCAGCTTATAGCTCTGAACCTCAACCGCATCAGGAAATCGGGCTTTAAAGTACATTTGCCACTCGGACATCGAAAGAAAAGCATACATCTGATAAATGCTCACACCCGTCTCCACATCGCTTTGGTATGGTTGATAATGGTCAGCGAATTGCCGTTATCTGGCTGGCTTCTTTGAATGGCACTCTCTTTCTGATCTAAGGGATACACCGCCCCTTGAATGATGAGCTCGCGGATCTGCCCTCTTGTGAAAAGTGAGGTGGTCCAAGAGCGCATCATACGAGTGACGGTGAGCGGCGTTTGAATACCTTCACGGCTGACTTTCCATTCGCCATCAACACCAATGGAGGCCACTGACCCCACCCGTTTCAGCCGGTAATGGTGAGGCTGAGACGCATCAAACTGATTGGTCAACCAAGAGACAATTGCACCACCGATATAGCACTGGATCCCACTGCCACCTTGAAGCAATCGAAAGAAATTATCGACCGTCTCTCCAGAAAAGAGCGCTTGAAAACTGTCGTTTCTTAACCCTTCGGCCTCAATAGAAATATCAAAATCACCAGAGAAAACCATAGGTTTATCCAATACGGCATATTGCGTTAAACCATCAAAATATGGGGCGTAGCGTTCGCGGCTCACCAAGACTCGGCGTACCCAAAGTGGCTGTTGGTCGACCATGCTTACACCAAGGAAAAGAGGGCATTATTTGGAACAAGGTACCCGCTACGCAAGATCACCAGCTCATAGTGACCTGTCGCAGTAAAGATTTGTGCGGTGATCCGCTCACCATCAAGCTCATATTGCAGCTCGACGGAGCCACCCACCTCAGCTTTTACCAATAACGAACGAAACGGCTTGGATTTATCCACCAAGACTGTGAGTTCATGCGCGATACTTTTCATCAATTCTCCCGCTTACAACGACTCTAATTCCGCTTTAAATGCGGCAAGCTTTTCTGCCGAAGCTCGGTCAAGGCAAAGTCCGCCATCAGCGAGCTCAATCACGGTCAGGTTGGTTGGCCACATCGGCGAAGGTTTTCTCACTACGCTGCACGAGACCACCATTAGCAATATGCTCACTAGGAGAATCGGTTGCCGCGTGTTTACGCGACCGATTAATCGAATCCAAAATCGCATTCACTAGCCTCATCAAAAGGGATAACCACTCGTTCATGGTGTTACTCGATACATTCCATCACTTCACACACCGCCTGTGACACCAGCGACTGAAACTCCGGCGATATCTGGTAGCCTAATGACAGCATCAGTGCCGCCAATAACGCCACCAACGCTCGGATCACTTTGCGGCTTTTCAAAATAAGACCTAGCTTATCCATAAGTTCCCCTTAAAGGTCATTATCCACTGCGGCGAACAGCAAGCACTGCGCGACTCGGCGCATCCACCCTCGTCCGTATTCGTTGAAGGTCGAGACTTTGGTGTAAAACGTGATGCGATAGGCGATGTAGCGCATCAGTAAATCATTGAGATCCATCGTTTGTGTCGCCGACAGCGTCTTCGGACCGATAATGCCGTCAGGCTTTTCACCCACTGCGTTTTGCAGCATTTTCACGGCACGATGCCAACCATGCTGCACCGCAGCATCAAAGAGTTGGTATTGCATCGCCGGACGAAAACGCGCCATACCGAGTGCTTGCCACCAATCCTCGAAGTAAATTGCCTTCACCTGCTCATAAGAGAGGTTTTTGATATCAAGATGTGGGTAAGTCATCGCGGCAATACCACGATTGGTGCCCTTAAGCTCACCAACGCCGACACGTCCTCCCGTCCAGTTGCCGCGATCTTTGGGGTCACATTGAAAGCCACCTTCGTGGGGCATGAGACGTTCGAACACCACATCAAACATGACGTTTCTCCAATAAAAAGCCCCCACATCCAACCAAGCATGTGAGGGCAATATAAAGTATTCGGCGTTTAAGGCTGATTTGAGATAGAGCTAATAAATTTGCGCTCAAAAATGGCAAGGATCCGCGAGCCAGCGTAACCACTGATACCACAAGCAAACCCCGCCAATTCTTGCGGCCATTCAAAGTACATCGCGGCCAAAGCACACAATGCGCCCGCAAATCCAGAGACGATGATTTGCATCAGCGCTTCAACCCAACGAAAGGGACGATTTTTTTTGCGAATATCGATGATATAAGTCACCAGTCCTCCCCAAATCGCCATCAGCGCAAGGCCTATGGATTGGAGTTGGGTCCAGCTCTCCGGCTCTTTCAATGGCATCTCAACTCCCGACAGCCAATAAAAAACCCCGCCAATGGCAGGGTTCAGAAAAAAAAAGCCGCCCGGAGGCAGCTTTGGTATTGTTGGAAAATCTATCGCAAGTTGGTTGGAAAATCAACTCTTGTAGATGAGGACTTAAACTTGGCGAAGTGACTTAAAGAGACTATTGCCCGCATATCTATGGACACTTTCTCGTTGGCACATTTGCTACATTAGCGTTTCACGAATAACTATATAGAGAGTTACTTAGCCTTCCTGTACTAACGGCACAGATCACTAGTGTTTCTAATCATTTAGCTTAGCAGCAGTCAATAAACTGTAATGAAAGTATGGTAAACATCGTATTAAGTGACTCTAAATTTCGACAGGACCATTAATGAAAATATTATTTGTGTGTAAACACAACGCAAGCAGAAGTATTTTGGCAGAAGCAATTGCAAAAAAAATCCTACCTAGACATTTCCAAATCGCAAGTGGTGGTAGCCACCCTAAAGGTCAGATCAATCCACGTATTGCTCAATACCTTGAAATGCACGGTTTTGATGCTTCAGAGTTTCACAGCACTTCATGGGAAGAAAGGCTGAGTTTTCACCCAGACCTAATAATCACAGTGTGTGACACTATGCACAACGAAACTTGTCCCAACTGGTTATCAGCGGGTATTCGTGTGGCTTGGGATCTGGAGCCATTGCCAAATGATGATGCTTCAATCTCAGAATTTAACAAGGAATGCGACAAAATCTATGCATCCCTAACCCGAAGAATTGAAGCACTTGCAACCATCGATTTCCAAAAGCTCGACTCTGAACAAATAAAACAGCATGTGCTCGAACTGAAATCAATGTAGAGAAGCATTTGTTGTTAAATATTTGCCATAACTCATATAGCGTTATGGCAGTCCATGAGTAACCGTTTATCAAGCAAAAGATTCCCGGCTACTTGGTATAGCCATGCATCAATGAAGCATGGCTACTACTGATATTGGTTTCGAAATGCTGATCTTAAGCATAATATTTACGCTTCATTCGTAAAGCGACGTTGACCAGAGCGATTAAAACCGGCACTTCAACCAAAGGTCCAATGACACCAGCAAATGCTTGATCTGAGTTTAATCCAAATACAGCGATTGATACTGCGATAGCCAGTTCGAAGTTGTTACCTGATGAAGTAAAGGCAATAGAAGCATTTTGGTCGTAAGGGATCCCCATACGCCTTCCGATGTAGAAGCTCATAAAAAACATCACCATAAAATAGATGATCAGTGGTACTGCAATACGGAACACATCCATCGGTAACTCAACGATCATTTCACCTTTCAGACTAAACATCAAAACGATGGTTGCCAAAAGCGCAATCAGGGTGACTGGCGATATACGCGGGATGAAGACTTCGTTATACCACTGTTCACCTTTTGCTGATACCAAGAGCTTACGGCTTAAGAAACCCGCTAAGAAAGGGATGCCTAAATAAATTAAAACGCTTTGTGCAATATCCCAGATAGTGATGTCAACCACGAAACTTTCAAGACCAAAGTAAGGAGGTAAAACAGTAATAAACAGCCATGCCATAAAACTGTACGTGACAATTTGAAACGCGCTATTTAAGGCAACTAAAGTTGCCCCGTACTCTTTGTTTCCGCCACTGATATCATTCCAAACCAACACCATAGCAATGCATCGAGCTAGGCCAATCAGAATTAATCCCACCATATAGCCAGGTTGATCACGCAAGAAGAGGATAGCCAAGATGAACATCAAAATGGGTCCTACAATCCAGTTCATCACTAGAGATAGTGTGATGGCTTTTCTATCACGAGTGACCTCACCTAAAAGGCTATAGTTCACTTTAGCCAATGGTGGATACATCATTAAGATCAAGCCAATAGCAAGTGGAATATTGGTTGAGCCAATAGATAGGCTTTCGTTCCACTGAGCCACCTGAGGGAACCATACTCCAATCCCAACGCCAACGGCCATTGCAAGGAAAATCCATACGGTTAGATATCGGTCAAGAAAACTCATTTTTTCAGATGCGCTGGTTTCGACACAGCTAGATATATTACTCATACAGACCTCTTTAAGTTGAAACGGTTGAGGCAACGGGGCATAAACTATTCACTCACTCCAGTTGAACACGACTTACCCTTCATGGACTGCAACTCAACTTTAATGAGCGGCATATTATGATTAAGGGTGATTTCTAGCACTTGCTTGACCCAAGGCTCTAGAGTCGGATTGATTCGGTAATAAACCCATTTACCACGACGTTCATCAAGAACAAGTTCATGTTTTCTCAACTCGGCAAGATGCCGAGAGACTTTGGGCTGACTGAGATTAAGCGCCTGCATGAGGTCACAGACGCACAACTCACCTTGTCTCTGCATTAACAGCAGAGATTTAAGCCGAGTTTCTTCTGAAAGCGCTTTGTAAAGAAGGATTGGATCGAACATAGCGTTGAGTAGAACCCACAGGTAACACATGTGAAATATCATATATATGAAATTACATATATGTCAACTTGCAACTCAAGTTTATCTAATACTCCCAAAAAGCGGGCAAGTTTTTGCCTCGTCTTTTTTTGTTGTATGTTATAGCTCTATATAGTTGTTATTGGTGAATAGAATGAAACGAGGCGTGCACCCAAAAAATGAAGATGGAGCTTATTGCGTTCCTAGCCGGCTTGATTTTGCTGAGGTAGATGAGGCATCAAACAGAGCCCGAGAAAGAGAGGCTCAAGTCGAACGTGTTAAGGAGAATATTGCGGAGCGAGAGGCGGAAGAAGAACGAAGAAAAATGCTTAAAATGCATAACCATACATATATAGGCGATACCCTTATGGCCTCACAAGCCGCACAGGCATCTTCACCGAATTGGCCAGTAGGCGTTCCGCTGTCTAAAGTTTATGGGACTAACGTTGGTAGTGTTTTACATAACCGTATTTATGTGGGTGAAGAGCGGGAGTTTCCTGATGCAATTTTGTCACCGATGCCAGCATCAAGAATGGCAATGAACGATGCGATAGGAAAACGCGTTTTGCCATCTGATCTACTTGGGGCCAGCTTTGCTAATCAGCCTGTTAGCGCTGAGGTTGTCGCTCTTCAGATCTCATCACTCAGCCCTGCGACTCAAAAGGAAGTAAAAGAGAGTGGTAAGCTTGTTTTCAATGGTATGCAGTATCAATACGCGCATGGAACAGTCGGTACTATTCAAGTCATCGACACATTCGCAGGTGAACTGCCCGATAAAAATACATCACAGATGGCCTACTGGGTTGCGCAAGGCAAGTACCTCGACATACCCAAGCATCCCGATCCTCATCGAGACCATTTGTATGTTTTCACACCAAACTTTAGCGGTTGCTCTTTTGTTGTCGATGACTGGGAAGATGAGGTCATTAGAGTCTACCATGTGGAAGGTGGTAAAGAAGATAAGCAATACAACGAGTTGCAATATCACGGTAATGGATTAATCAATTATATGAGTTTTCGTGATTATGGCTTTTACCAACAAGGCAGCTCCATTATTAAGAATATTACAGGCTTTGCTTCATGCGCTACAATACTCAAACACGAAATTGGGAAATTCATTTCCAGAAACAAGAGCATGCCCCTTCTATCAGCCAACCTATGACGTCAGCGAAATCCCTTTTCTCATCAGAAAAGCACTCTGCAAAAATCATGGCGTCGAAGGAATCTCGTATAGTTGAAACGGGAACCATTGTAATAAAATGCTAACACTAAAGTAATAATTGGGGGTATGACACTCAATTGAACGAAAACTGACGCTTACAGGGAGTTCTCTGCACCTGCATTTTGGGACACCGAGTTAAGTGAGTAAAATCACTTACGAAGGGAGCAATGACGTGCTTTATTGCGTAACTTGTATGAGTTCAAATTAGATCTGACGCTTCCATTTGAAAAGAAGAGAGTTACCCACTTTGATTAAAGGTGCTTAATCCACATTTATATCTCGCGAGACCTGAGACTAATAATGAAGGTTGAGCCAACACCGACGTCTGATTTTAAGCTAATCGTTCCTCCTATATTCTCAATGATCGCTGCGGCGAATGAAAGACCAAGCCCATAGCCACCAATGTTGCTTCGGCTATTGTCGACTCGATATAGACGTTCAAATACTAAGTCATGATATTTGGGGTCAATACCTATCCCCGTATCAGTGACTTGGATTACTGCATCTCCATCAGCAACTCGCTCGGCTTTGATGAGCACATAGCCTTTTGGTTCCGTGTACTTAATCGCATTATCGACTAGATTAACCAGTACCTGAACAAGTTTGTCAGGGTCAGACACTATTATTAAGCCATCGCTTACTTGCGTCTCTAGTTTGATCTCTTTTTCTTCAGCGACATCCTCATACCAACTAGCGACATTATGAACCACTTCTGACAAGTTTGTAGGCAAGTAGTTGGGTAATTGCTTTCCAAGAATCTCATCGTTTAACTTCATGAGTGTGGTCAACATATTACTTGCTAGCATAGCTTGTTCAGCACAGTCGGAAAGTGCATCACGCATGGACTGTCGATCACCATCTGTCATCAATGCCGATTGTGAGGCGAGTGTGATACGCGCCAAAGGGGTACGAACATCATGGGCAATAGCGTCAACAGTAGTGTTTAACGTTGTCGTAACATGCTGCAATCTGGCGACAGTATGGTGCACGCTAGCATTGATAATAGCCAAGCCTTGGGCCGACTTTTCGGGAAGCTCAGGGATTTCCAACTTACCATGTTTGAGTTTGTCTAAAAGTGAACCAAGAGTCTCCAGTGGGGCCATTGCTCCACTAATCACTTTACGTGTAAATAGCGTCGTAACAATAATGAGCACAATCAACGCAGTAAAAGTAATGGCGGATTGAGTAACAGCGATAAAATAACGAGACCGATTATCTAAAACTAACCAGAATGAGTAAACATCACCAGATATTTTACTTGTCATGTAAGGATTTAAAAAAAATGCCTCTATCCAGGACTTATCATCAATAACGTAGCTAGAAAATGGCTGCTGCGTTGACAGTCCAGTTTGACCAGCGACAAACTCAAGGCTTTCTGGCTGATTATTCTTCACCATGTAGGCAGCGATATTGTTACTCATTAGACGCTGTGGATTTGCTTCTAATACATGTTGTAAACGCTGTGCAGAATCATAGGTTAAAATTCTCTGATATTCGGTCGCCATTGAGTTAAGAATTTTTTTCTCTACGCGATATAAATCGAGAAAGAATAACGTGCTGACAGCAATTTCAACCATCATAAAACAGGACAGTAGTATCGTAATAAAGCGCATCAATAAGTTACGCTGCGCTTTATCTAGCGCTCGCTTTATATTATGACCTGAGGACATAGCCTACCCCTCTTAATGTATGGATAAGAGGAGTTGCAAAGCCTTTGTCCACTTTACTTCTTAGTCTACATACCAAGACATCAACAACGTTGGTTTGGGGATCAAACTGATGACCCCAAACATGCTCTAATATGGAGGTCTTGGATATGACAGTCTCACTGTTTTCAAGCAGTAGTTTCATTAGCATGAACTCGCGCTGATTGATAGCAATAGACTTCCCATCTCGCTCTAAAGCATGTTTCAGTAAATCAAGCGTCAAAGCACCATAACTGAGTTTTAATACTTGTTTGGTTAACGGTTTACTACGCCGAATCAAGGTATTACAGCGTGCGAGGAGTTCTGAAAATGCGAAAGGCTTAACCAAATAATCGTCAGCCCCAGATTGCAAACCTTTCACTCGCTCTTCAACAGAATGCTTGGCACTCAGAATGATCACGGGCACGGAATAGCCTTGTCCTCTTAGTTCAGCCAATACTTCAAACCCGTCTTTGAGTGGCAGCATAATATCAAGAATGATTACATCAAATTCTGCCGTCTGTGCCTCATACAGCCCATCGATACCGTTGGTAGCATGCGTTATCGTTATCGCTTCCTCCCGGAAGCCATTTACCAAAAACTTCGCGATATGCATATCGTCTTCGATCAAAAGTAGCTTCATCTGCTGTCCGTCACCCTATTTGTACTGCTCGAAACATACTCTACCAACATCCTTACCCGATGATAACCAACATTGCAGCTTTGTAACGTTGGGGAAAGCCTTGCGTAATAGTGTGTTCGGTAAGATGGCCTCGATCAACTAAACAATCTATTAAAGGAGTAAGATATGAAAATAATCAAAATCGCATCGATCGCGGCAACACTCGGCTTCTCAGCTCTATCATTCAATGCTTCAGCTGCAAATAACAAGGCCGTTTCAGTCACACAAATCTCGTCTCAGTTTGCTTTTGAACTAGTAAAAGAGGCTGTGAGTCAATGTAGTGCAGAAGGCTACAAAGTGTCAGCAACCGTTGTTGACCTATCGGGTCAGGTTGTCGCTCAGTTACGTGCCGATGGTGCGGGTATCCACACTCTAGATAGCTCACGTAAGAAAGCATTTACAGTTGCCAGCATGAAGCAACCATCTGGAAACTTGATGAATACCATTGCTGAGAAACCAATCCTACAGCCTTTACAATACATGGATGAAAACCTATTGTTCTTGGCTGGTGGTGTGCCTGTAGAGTTAAACAAAGCGATAATTGGTGCTTTAGGAGTTGGCGGCGCACCAGGTGGTCATTTGGATGTGGTTTGTGCTGAAGCCGCGCTGAAAAAAATGAACAATTAGTACAAATTAGTTTGTATTTGAGCACTTCATATCCACTGGTGGAGTGCTCATTTTTAATGCCAGACTTTTCTCGTTCCTCAGTATCACATCCAAATCGACCATTTAATGTATCGTATACATGCATCAATGTAAGCTTGTTCGGATTCGGATTGAATAAATCCGATTACTGATGTTGCTCCTAAACAAGCTAATGCAAACTGAACCCATAATGTAAGACCCTCTACATCTGTTCAATCATGGCCTCCACGGTTTGCAGCATCTGGCTTTGCATTTGACTCATTTCGAGATTGAGGTTTTCGATTTCTTGCAAAATCCGCTTCGTTTCGGCTTGGGTTTTGGCATTGTCGTAGCGCTGGCTATCGGTTAAACCTTCTTCGCGCTGCGCCTTGGCCATGATGTTCTTTGCTTCGCTTTCCAGTTTGAGGACCTTGGCCTCCATTTCCCGCATCTGCAACTCAAGCTGCTTTTGCTGAAGTTGTTGCTCCTGCTGCTTTTGCGCGGCTAACTCGGCCTGCTCTTCCTCTGTCATATCCTCCGGCTCTTTTTCAATATTCAGCGCCGCTCGGACACGCTCCATAAACTCTTGCTTATTCGGCACATCGGTAAGCTCAAGCACTAAATCAATCACGGTGATTTGTACCTCTGGCGGCAACTGCGCGGTGATCATCATCATTCGTTCTGCCAACTGCGATTTGTAAGCAGCGGTTTGCTGAATGGGAGCGAGCGCAATATGGGCGCGTAAGCGGGTTAAATCATTGGTCAGTAACCCTTGTTCATCAACATGGTTCATTACCACGGTTTTGCGCTTTCGCTTGTCATTGCGGTTGATCACAATCGCTTTATTGTGCTGCTCACGCATATCCTCAAGGATGTACCCCAGTAGCAGTTCACCCAATAGCTGCGATCCAAAGTTGTAGTTATCGTTGATTTCGGCAAGCGTTGTCGCCCCTTGCTCCACCAGATTGGCAATCGCAATCCCACTGGTCGCGTTGGATTCTTGCCCCAAGAAGCTCCATAAACGCCCATGGTATCTTGGATAAGCTTCATCGAATCCTGCATCACATTAAATTGCTGCGCGGCGATATTGAAATCTTGTTGAACCTGAAACACTTCGCTGATGGATTTTTGGTTTTTCCGCTGTGGGTTGAGCTTAATCAGACCATCGGGTCGTTCAACCTCTTCTAAAATCTGTTGTTGGCTCATATTGGTGGCATCTTCATCCATTAAGACTCGTTTGGCCTGCAGTAACCACGTCAATTTAATGCGCCTAAAGTTGACTTCATCTTGCGCAGGAATGGCTCGAGCAATCAGACCATAGGGCTCACCACTGGCGTCTTTGCGAAATCCCCAGAACGGCACAATAGGAAACTGACCATTAGGCGCGGCACAGTCACGGCTCAATAAGTGATACATCCCGGCGTACCACTCTTCTTTAATCCGGCTGACTTGAGCCTGCCGCAGTGTGGCTCTCTCCATCGCCAGTGCCATCGCATGAGTTAGATCGTTCGGGTCAAACTCCATCACTCGTCCATCTTGGGTTTCAAGCACGGCTTTGCGTTCTATATGACGCACATACACAATCTGCAAACGAATACGCTCACGGTTATGGGATAAGTACTCCGAATGATCCCGTGACCAGTGATTAAATGCCTCATGCGCACTGGTCAACAGTGGGTCGAGCCCTTCGAGGTTTTCAACATCAACGAATCCACGCCAATCCTTTTTCGCGTATTCCAGTACCTTCGCTTTATGGGGAACCAAACTCGCGAGCTCATCAATATCGATCCAGCGCATACGCATCACCCAACGACAATCGCTCCAGTCGGGTTCAGTGGAGAACCAGTCCCAAAACACTTCATCACGAGGGATAAGCTTGATTTTGTATTTAGGCCCGAACGGGTTCGGATTTCGGTATGCCTCAACAAACCCCACGCCCGCTTTGATTTGCGACCCATACGCCTCTGAGCGTGCTTTATCGAGCCGACCTAGCCGAGCCGCATCCGCAAACTCGGCATTCACGGCTTCCGCCATCAGTTCCATTTGTTCATCGGGATCATCTGCGCACACCAAAAGGTCGGTGCGTGTTTTGGCTTCCATCCCGAGGACACCATCAATGGTCGGCGCAATCAGGTTATGGATTGTGGTGGGCTGGCCACGCTGTTTAAGCTTATCTTTGACTCTCGGATCAAGCTGATCTCCATCGTAGTACGCGGTGGCAACTTTGGCAGCACTGCGCCAGTCAGGTTGACCATCAATATCGGAGAGAATACGCAGCATAAAAGTATCGAGTTTTGCGTGTTGCATCATTTGGTCTGCCAATGATTGTTAGAAGGATCGCGTTTGAGGTCTTCTGACTTCACACGCTTTGGCATACGTGCACGGGCTTCTTGGGCGAGCATATGACTCATCACTTGGTCATCAAAACACCCTTCCTGAGCGTTCATCGCTCCCTTTTTGTCGTACACATAGCTGTGGTATTCCGAAATAGTCCCCATCCAACGAATGCCAGAGACACCGTTTTGAAAGAGCGTCTTCATGCCTTCCGTGAGGATAGGTTTGGATTGTTTGGTGGTTAACCAGCCGAGCTTGACCGTCTCATCATCGTTGTCGCGATCTAGGTATTGCTCTGAATAGATGTAAGGTGTGGGGTAGATTTCTCGAAGCTTTTGAATAAAGGCATGGCCGTGGTTATTGCGCTCAGGCATCACGTAAGCGTTGCCGTATAAAATCGCGATATGTTTAACCAGATAAGCCAATAACTCAGCATCGATATAGCCAAACCAGTGGGCCACTTGCTCACCATCGGATTTTTTCACAACATCGATACTACTGCGGTCGCCATGCTCTAGCCCTTCAGCAATATCCACACCCAGCGCATACTCTTCATCCTCATCGAACATCTCCCACATCAGCAAAAGGTTCATCGCGTTGCGCTGCATGCGAAGCGGATCGTGACTCTCTATCGAGTGCACCCGAGTTAGGTTTCCCGTCATAGGTTCAAGGTCATAGACCAAGAAGGGGGCAAGAACATCCGCTTCCGCGGCCATAATATGGACAGGATTAAACACCCGACGCCCTGAGGTTAAAAACGCCTCCAGCGGCGTGGACGGGAATTCCTGTTTCATCTCCTCGCCCTGCATGGCTTCTTTCTCGAGATACCACTGCTTTTGCTCATCATCGAGCTGGCAGCCCATCGATTTTTCGACTCCGGTAAAGTACTCAGCCATCACTTTCGGCACTACGAGCCCATTCATCGGCACTTTTGAGCGGTATTTCGGATCTTGCCACCATGCGAAAAAATGAAACTGATAATCCTCGCGGCTCAGCTCTACCCCACTTTTGGCTTGCTCCATAGCGCGCATGCACATGGTATAGAAATCGCCTCCGACACCTTCTGCCGTCGACTCAATAAAACAGATCGCATTCTGGTGAATCGCGTTAAGCGTACCGGTTTTCACCTCTTTGGCTTTGTGTGGGTACTTCGCACAAATTTTGCCATGCTCAGAAATATGCAAGCGCTGCACAGTACCGGAGCGAAAGGAGGTGGCGACCTGAATACTTGAGCCGTTCTTAAACACCATGCGCCCACCGTTGGCTCCACTCTTACGCTCTTCGGTTGGGATTGCCGCCTTGAGCCATGCCGGAAGGTTGTCATACGGCACTTCCACTTTGGTTCTGAAAATCTCCCCCGCAGCTTGTTTGTCCTGCGCGACGATGCCGCACTTAAGCCGTTTATTGAATAGCGCTTCATCGAGTAGGTAGATATCAATGGCGGTCGAAAAACCAAGCTGGCGCGCTTTTAGGATAATGTTGCGATGGCCCATCATCTTAAATAGCAATGCTTGGGCAGGGCGAAGCTTGAACGTCACCAGCTCGCCATCTTCATTCTCTATCTTGTAAAGATGATTGAGCCGCCACCACTTATTGCTCAACCGAGAAAAAAGAAAAGCGCGATCCTGCGCGCTTATCTTCTCTTGAGGGACGGAACCAAGGTTAATCATTCAGTACGAACCCGTCCGACCCCATCTCTTGAATTTCTTGCACAATGTCGGCAATCGCAGTTCCAAGCCCGGCAGACTCTTGTGCAATACGCTCAGCTTCCAATTCTGTTTTCTTTACCTGTGCTTTGGTTCGTAGTAGAGATTCCACACGCGCCATGTTTCTATCAACAATGTTGTCGGTGCTGACGTAGAGCTCATACAGTTTGACGCGTTCAGCCAGCGCCAAGCCCTCCTTACCAAGCTCGGCTCCTATCTTCTGGTAGGTTTCCATGGCTTTCAGCACCCGCGCCCGACAAAACACAATCTCGTGGTCAATGTCCGAGTTCGCTGCATCAAATATGGCATCTGGATCATTTAAGCGCTGTGCATAGCCATTGTGTTTGGTTGAGCACTGGTTGCCATGAATAAACCGCCCACTTTCATCGCGTTGATAAGTCGTATCTAGATGCAAAACACGCTGTAAAAATTGCGCATGGGTCGGTTTCGGTGAGTTTTGATCAGTCACGTGATCAGTGAACTGATCACTTTCACTGATCACTGATGCTTTTTCACCCTTACCTTTTGATTTAAAAACCTTTTCTTCCCTAGTCTCTCCTAACTGATCACATTGAGCGAGCCGTTCCACATCGGGCAAAGAAGTGATAGCACGTGGGGATTGAACGTTTTTTGCTGAGTTTTCGCTGTTTTCGAGTGGCGAATTCAACACCTGCAGATATCGACGCGCCGTGTTGTAATTGATTTGGTTTTGATCACACCACGCTTTGATTGTGATGCCTGTTTGTTCAAACGCGATTTTGTACTCTTGTTGCAGCGCTTTCCAATCTCGTTTTGCCATCATTAAGGCTCCAAATCGCGAGCAATAAAAAAGGCCGCATCAAAAGATGCAGCCTCGCTATTGTTGGAAAATCTACCGCAATTACCTTGTCATATCAATGAGCGACTCGAGTTTACTCAATCTTCAAACTCAGCAGATAAGCGCTTTTCAAGCGTCGAAAGTGCCTCGGCTTCATGCCGATACAATTGCGTTCTCCACTCTTGAAGTAGGTGAACAATCGCAGGCCAATGACGAATGATAAGCTCTTTGTGAGTCGGCAAAGCTACACCCAAAAATGAGGCTTTCCAATCCGCTTCCGTCGTTCGAAACTCACCTACGCCATCACAACTCTCACAAGGTCGCTGCGTTTTGGGAATAAAGCCTGTTGCTTTGCAACGTGGACATTTTGCTGATTCTGCCGCCTTTTTCTGTGCGTAATCGGCCAATAGCTGCTTCTGCGCGTCAATACGCGTTTGGTGTGACGCAATGTTGGCCTGCAAACGACTGCTCTCAAATGGATTGGTTTTGATCTCAATTGCTCGCTCCATCGAGCGCATGGCTTTGCTAAGTGCTTCAACCGATTTCTTGGTCCTCGCTGCGTAGGCGCTGTATCGACGCCAAACCGAAGCCAGACGAGCTTGCTGACTGTCTATCGGAACATTCAACACATCCGCCATGACCAGATAATGCAAATGTTTAAGCTCATTCGAAGCCAAACGGATCTCTAAGCGATGAACCTCCAGTGATCCAAGAAAATCCCTCAATACCACCAACGAATAAGCACAATGCAAGTATTTGGCATTAAGGATTGCCATACCGATAGGATTATCGCGCTGCGCTAAGCCCATCGCACCGAGAAGCTGCTCTTTGGTCGGTCCATTTTTACTGACAGACTCTTCCCATTTCATGGTTCTTGCGGCGCTTAATAGTGTTAAAAGCTCAAGCTTTTTACTCACTGTCGTGACTCCTTACTCTGAGAATATGGTCTAAAAATGGCAAGACGGTATGGGCTCATTACATCAAGACTCATCCGCTCGCACCGAAAGCTCTCGAAGCCAACTTTCTCGTTGAGCCATCATGGCCTTGATTTTACGCTCCGCCGATTGCGCAGCCTGCTCTGATGCCGCGGACTTACGCTGTTTAAATGAAATCAGCGCGACGTTCTCGTTATTAATATCGATTTCAATTTGTTGGATCTTTCGCTTCAACAACTGCGCATCATCAATGGGTTTCGCCGCACCTTGAGACACCGCGACGATTCGCCCCTTGTCTTGCTCTTTGCAAAGCCAAGCGTGGATAAATCGCTGGATCCCTTGCGCGGTTTTCTGGCGTGTTGGGTTTGCCTGACACCAACCGATCATGTTGCGAAGCTGTTGGCGTATATCAACGGCAGGATAGAGCGAGCGCCACTCCACCAACTGAGATTGAGTAACCGGATACGAAACGTTTTTACCTTTGAGTGGGATCTCAAACACAACCGGATCCAAAATAGGATCAGTTTGAACACTGAAAAGCGGCGCATCGCCTTCTGGTGGATCTAATAATGGATCTATTGATGGTTTATAGCCGAAATCCGACCTACCCCCAGCCGAAATCTGACCTACCCCCTCGGGTAAATTCGTCTGTTCGTATTTCGAATGTTCGAGTTTTGAATGGACGAAATCCGACTGTTCGAAATCCGACTGTTCATCAGCGGTAGATTTCAATCGCTTCACGGGCAGTTGATACTGGTTATTGGAACGCACTAATCGACCTGAATCGGCTTTCTTGAACTGGTTTCGTTTCACAATCCAGCCCCCCGCTTCCAACTTCTTCAAGGTTGCTTTGACTGTGGTTGGAGATACACCACTTTTACGGGCGATGGTTTCAATCGAAGGCCAGCACACGCCTGCATCATCAGCATGATCCGCCAGACAAAGCATAATGAGTTTGTCAGAGCCCTTGAAAAGAGAAATATCCCATACGTAGCTCATTACCTTAACGGACATCGTATTACCTCAATGATCAATCTATCCAAAGCCACTGGCCGTTTACGAATAGTTACCCATGGCCAATAGAAAGCCCGTTCCCTCGCAATCAGAAAGTGATGAAGTAAGCTTGCCACCAACCATATCCACTCACCGAGCATTCGGTACGGAAAACATGGCATCCTCTTTCTAACCACGGACCAATCCCTCATAGACAGCTTTGACATACAGACGCTTAGCTTCATAAAGGTCAGCCATTTCGTCGTAGGTAATCTCGGTTTGCTGGCCTTTCTCAACCTTGAACAGACGCCATTGAAGATTCTCAATCCGAGCTCTTAATGCTATTCTTCCCATCACTGCTTCTCCGAAGTGGTATGTGAAATTTCCTCGCAAGACTTTTCACTCGGCTTTAAACCGTTGCCGCGGTTTAAAGCCAACTCTCTTTCCTCATCCAATACCCGAAGGTAATGCTCACACTTATCCTTCAATCGCTGAATTTGATCTCTTTCGAAAGTTAATGTCTCCTGCCCCTGCGATAACGCTACGCGACAGGTATTCACCGTGATACAGGCAAGCTGCTCCACTGTGGTCCAAAATGAGTTTGTTCTCATGCTCTGCATCTCTAGATTTACTGTTTGCTTGGTAGACCAACGACTAACCACATTTTGTTTCCTGCCGCGTATCAAAAGCTGGCTCAGGAAAAACATCATCGAATGAACAACTTGCCCCTAGTTCATTCAAAGCTTTAACAATTTTCCATGCCATCTCGTAGCTAGGCTTACGATTACCATTGGCATAGTGATTTACGGCCCCTTGTGAAATACCGATACTTTTCGCAAGCAATCCCTGTGACTTGCCAATGTTTTTAAGAATCTGCTTGATATTGGTCATGTAAACATTTTGCCTCCATAGGAACATGCATAAAGATTACAAAATGGAATTTGCAAAAACAAGATAAATTACATTTTGGATGTTTCAAGTGTGATTACATTAAGTAATAATCATCGTTATGAAGATGGATTGGAAAGATCTGGTTAAGGCCAGAATGAAAGATAACGGCATCACTCAAGCCGTGCTTGCAGAGCGTTTGGACAAATCCCAAAGCGCGATTGCTCATTGGCTGGGTGGAAATCGTAAGCCGAGTATCGAAGAGATAGCCGCTATGATGAAAATCGTAGGGTTAGACCACGTCACTCTAAATTCTGATGGATTAGTGGAGTATCCCGATGAAGCATGGGCGAATATTTCACGTCCCCAAATACAACCTTCGTACCAGAAGTCTTTCCCCGTTTTAAGTTCAGTACAAGCAGGAATGTGGTCAGAAGCAATTGAGCCTTATACCGCCGAGGAAATTAATGAGTGGTACGAAACCACTGAACGAACAAGTGAACGCTGCTTTTGGTTGAGAGTTGAAGGTGACTCTATGACATCTGGCGTAGGAGTGAGTTTTCCTGAAGGCACTCTAGTTCTAGTGGATACAGAGCGAGATCATCAGAATGGTTCTCTGGTTGTGGCCAAACTGACTGATGTAAATGAAGCAACATTCAAAAAACTAGTTATTGATGCTGGTCAGAAGTACTTAAAACCGCTCAATCCCTCCTATAACGCCATCGCCGTTAATGGTAACTGTAAAATTATCGGTGTTGTTATTGATGCAAAGTTAAAACTCTTTTAGCAACCTCCCACTAGATACGAACCGCCAAGCAAGGCGGTTTTTTATTGTCCAAATTGTAACAATCAGACATCCCCTATCTTGTAAAAACCCAAAAAAACTCCAATTTGTAATTTACAATAAAATTCCAATATGTAATATTAAATACTAATGCGAGACTAATGACGCATATCAAGGGCAACTATTGCTCATAGTCCAAAATTACAATGCGAGGAAATATCCATGGCGGCAACCATTGATACCCAATACGGAACAATAACCACATCACCACCTTACTTTAGCCAACGCTTACATCGTTCAGTAATCGCGCTAACACTTTATCCCACTGACGATAGCTGGGGACTAAGCCGAGAATGCCCAGCAGAAATCACGATTACACCATTATTTCTCAACATGTTTGCCAATGATGCAGCTCCACTCGCTAAAAAGCTTGGCGCAATGCACTCCATCAAAATGATTGGTGAACAAGATGGCATCGAAAGGTAGGCAATATGAGTCAATCACAAATTTCCATCATCACTCTTAAAAAAGCAGCAGAGATCATAGGCCTCAGTGCAAAGACGCTAAGAGAAAAAGCACGTGATGGGCTTTATCCATCGACAGTAATGAAAAAAATTCGTGGTACTTGGATGGTTGATATCGAGGAGTGGAATCAGTGGAACCGAAAACAAAGCCATTAAACCTGCCAACAGGTGTTGAGTTGAATGGTAACCTTTTAAGAATTGTTTTTTATTATCAAGGGAAAAGATACCGCGAATCATTGGGCTTAGCTCCTACAAAACAAAATATCAATTTTGCCAAGCACAAGCGGGAAGCAATTCAATATGAAATCAAGATCGGTACTTTCAATTATGCCGCCCACTTTCCGGAGTCAAAACATGCGTCAGGTGTACCGCAAGCAAAGAACTTGCTACAACTTACTAAGCAGTTCCTTGCCTCTAAAGATCATGATATCCGCCGATCCACTTTGCAAAGATATGATTGGGTGTTAAGAGATTTTATTGAAATATATGGAAAAACCAGAAGTAGCGACACTCTTTCACCACGGACTTTGACGGAGTTTCGCCAAGAGCTCGTTAAAGGAAAAACGGGTCGCACCATTAATCGAAATCTGGTGACAATCAACGCCTTCCTTTCTTGGCTCTATAAAATGGAATACGTCAGTCGCGATTTATCCAAGGTTTTGCAAAGAGTGAAAGAAAGCGAAGTCGATATTCAGCCCTTTTCGATGGTTGAGATCGACAGCATTTTGAAACACTGCCACCAACTGCAGCACCGCAATATCGTGACCTTGCTTGTCTATAGTGGCATACGCAGTGGCGAGCTTTGTGCGCTCGCATGGGAGGATGTGGATTTTGAGAATAAAACGATTCATATCCGCCGTTCGACTTATGATATGCGCGGATTAAAAACCACCAAAACAGACAAAGAGCGGTTTGTTGACCTACTGCCGCCAGCTTTAGATGCTTTAAAAGCTCAACAATACTTAACCTACTCGTTAGAGCCTAAAGAGTACGATGTCGAATTACCCGGTCAGGCCTACAGAAAAGAGTCTCTACGATTTGTGTTTAATCCCAAGGTCGTTCGGGAGCAGAAGGTCAGTGGCTATGACTATTACGGCAAACGTGCACTAGGCCGAATGTGGACGGCACTGTGTAAAAAAGGAGGCGTCCGATACCGTAATCAGTATCAACTTCGACATACTTACGCCAGTTGGATGATCACTCACGCTAACGTCAACGTGAGTTACTTGGCACAACAAATGGGCCACGCAGATATCACCATGGTCGCAAGGGTCTACGGTAAATGGCTGGTTGAATCGAACAAGAAAGAGTCTGAACGCGTTTGGCAGGAGCTAGAAAAAGTAAGAAATCAATAACCGCCGATTAGGCAATTATTGATTCTATCAAAATACATATTGTTCAAATCTACGACATAGCAAAGGGGAGTTGACTCTGAAGGGCTATACTAAGAAGCTAAATTTAGTAATTTCTTAGTCAGCTCCTTGAGATATCTCCCTTTTGAGTAATGTTCAATTAGTTCTATTGGATCTTGGTAAATACATTGAACAGGGGGATAATCCGTATCTAGGCAGTCACTATGAGTGAACTGCTTCTTTGGGCCCTTTTTAGCCATATGGATTGATTCGATACTCCCAGATTTACCAGGAAATATGAACACATTGGCTAAGCATTCTACATCATTCTCAATGATTTTCATTGCTTGGGCATAATAAAATTGTTTAACAATATCAGCTAGTTTTGGAGAGGTATTAATATTATGTGCTCCATAATATTTTGCATCGACAATAACATATTTTTTGGCTGTTGGATGTTTAAGAACAGTGTCAGTTCGATGTCCCTTAGCTGGGGCAAGAAGATAGTTGCCTGAAATTTTGTATAATGGGGCAAGCATACGTTGATTGACAGTTTCTTTGTGTAAAAGGCAGCTATCTAGCATTTTTTCCCATAAACCATGACATTCACGAATACCAACAACAAATTCGTTATTATCATCGCCACTTTCGTGCTTGAGATATTGAATTAAGCCTTTTAGAAGAAAAATATCCCGATCTGAATAGGAAACATGAAGTTCTCGATTAAGCATCTGAATTTGCAAATCAAAATCTTCTATTACGTTTGGAATAGTAGATAATTCATTCAACGGAATGTTTGGATCTGGAAAAGCTATCCAGCCAGCTTTTCGGCAAATATCCCTTATAATGTGCGCATGAATTCTTGTTATTGCGCCTTGTCGATCGATCTGCTTCCTTTCACCAATTGTATCTGGATAGAAAGCACTACCTCCACTAAGATATGCAGTCTTCTGGTTAAGTGTCCGTTTCCAGTCTATTTTTCCTTGGTTCAGTAAGTACTCTTGCTCTCTTTGCGTATAGAGTCCATTGATGATGTAGTCTTCAAGTAGCGCAACAAATAGCGTTATACTGTCGCTAGAGATAACTTCTTTGCCGTAATCAGCAGTTTCCGTAGCGCTATCAGTGGAAAACTTATAACGTTGAATCGCTTTTAGCAGATTACGAGCTAACTGAGAACGATTTAAAGCAATATCAATTTTGCTGTTACGGGGCAAAAATACAGCTGTAGAAGATTCATATGTTATTACGCCACAAAAATGCACATATTCACTACCTTGAGTTATAAGTCCTTTTTCTTTCATAGACTTATAAAGCCCTTTAGGTAGAACACTAAGTAATGATCTGTCGTTGTAAAATTCAAACGAAAATTCAGAGTTACTCATCTTTTTAAGCTACTTCCTATTCCTCTGTTGTAAAAATAGTTTCAACAACAGAACTAAAATCGTCTTCAAGTTCTTTACTGAACACAAAACAACCATTTCTAAAGCCATTAACTAGAGCCCCAAAAGTACCAAAGTCAGAAGTATTGAAAATGATTTCTCTTCGTCCATGACGAAGTACATCATCCCATAAGTAAACAAACAACTTACCACACAGCGAATTTACTGCAGCCTCTGGGGTTGATAACTCTAGGTCAGAGAGGAAACGGTGACCTAGTAAGCGATCCTCAGGCACACCAAGGTTTTGCAATCGTTGATTTATGATTTCTGCAAAATTAGCCCATTTAATGTTTACTAAACCGGAAGAAGATGGAAGCATAAGATTGCCAAGGGTCGCTTTTGCATAGTCAATCTGAATGTATTCAAAACTCCATCGGCGTTTAAACGCAGCATCCATAGGTTTAACAGCTTGGTCGCTACTATTCATTGTTGCAATCAAAAATAAGTTTGGAGGCAATGATAACGTAGTTATGGGAGCCGGTAATTGACTATTAATATACTCAAGCATATCTGGATCAGATAACTCTATTTCATATTCACTGCTTCCATTGGCTTTACGATCGAGCAGTTGAAATAGCTCTCCAAAAACTGCAGCAGCAGATGCTCGGTTTATTTCTTCAATTACCAAGTATACTGGCTCTAAGATGTTTTTAACTTTTTCAGCTTCGATGAAAGCTTTAGTAAATGGGCCAGGACGGAATTCGTAGGTTATAATAGGAGCCTCAGCTTTGTTACTACTCACTGTTTTAGGCTTCAAAGAACCAACAAAGTCTGAATACTGAGTATCAGGGTGAAAAACCGTTCGAATCTGCCTTGCACGTCCAACTTCATTTTTTATTTTGTAGCTTTTACCTGTGCCGGGAGCGCCGTAATATATTTTGTTATAACCCGATTGCCTATCTTTTTTATCAATAGCGATAGATTCTAAAGGGATTTCCGATTTATATTGCAATTTTTCAATAGCTTGGAGGTCGAGACTATCAAAATAGGCAGTTAGCTCAGGAGAGTTTACAAATGCTTCTGCTACAGTTGTTAAACGATCTGAGTTCGCAACTATTACACGGCAAGCTAGATAGAAAGATGATTTGAAAATATCGGTTCTTTCGAGAGTTTTACCAGTAGTTTGCTTGGTCTTTTTCTGTGGGACAAACCACCAATCGCGTTGAGTCAGGAATCGATAAATGAGCTCCTGTTCGCTTTCGGTATAATGATTACTCACGTACTCATTTAGAGTATTTAGAAGTCTGTCGTTACCTACTAAATCGCCCTCTTTAGGGAAGTTTTTTAAGAAAGTATCTATTTGTTTGGCGTTAAACCCCAAATTTTTAAAATGCTCCTTCAACTCTTTGATGAAGTTTTGGTAATCATTAAGAGCATCTTTAAATTCATGAAATGCGTAACCATACCACAGCCAAGTAGATGGGATGTCTGCTTTTAAACCATCGCTATTGGCTAATTCAATAGAATAATCACGAAATTGAAATGTTGAATCTGGCTCAGCTCTAATTAAGGCTTTTTGAAGTAGAGCCCTTAATTCCTCATTAAGGTATATATCAACCCTTCTGGGAAGAATGTCAAAGATATCACGACATTTGTGTATAAGATCGTTCAAATTTTTAAGCACAACTAGACCTTGCCTGTTTTAATGTACAGTGTTAGTATGCCGGGACAAAAACCGGACAAGTAGACGCAGAAATCATAAACATGACTACATCAGTTAAATCAAAGTCTGAATATATCAGAAACATAAGAGAAAACCTTGGGCTCGGTCGCACAGAATTCGCAAATTTGTTGGGTATGTCTTCAACTGGTGAAAGAACCATCAGAGGTTGGGAAGAGGGTGAACATTCACCGACCGCCGCAAAATGGAATGCTATCCTGAAACTCGAAAATGTAATGCAAGTTCATTTAGAGAATGCACCGTTCAAACACAACCCTAAGATTCATAATCGATTCAAGTTTATTGATCTGTTTGCTGGTATCGGTGGCATACGTCTTCCTTTTCAAGAGCTAGGTGGCGAGTGTGTGTTTACTTCTGAGTGGGATAAATTTGCGCAGAAAACTTATCTTGCAAACTATGGAGAGATGCCAAATGGTGATATTACTAAAATTAAAGCTTCTGACATTAAGGACCACGACATTTTGCTTGGTGGTTTTCCGTGTCAAGCATTCTCTCAAGCTGGTTTAAAACAAGGCTTCAGTGACACTCGTGGAACAATGTTCTTTGAAATTCAAAGAATACTGGTAGAGAAGAGACCAAAAGCATTTCTGCTAGAAAACGTAAAACAGCTAAAAGCTCACGATAAAGGTCGCACATTAAAGACAATTATTGATATTTTGAAAGGTAACCATAAGCAAGAGATCCCGATGGATATCCCAATGAGTGAAGAAGCTCGCCATGCGTTGACCGAAAAATTAAACTACTGGGTTGATTTTAAAATTCTTCGTGCTGCTGACTTTGGTGTACCACAAAACCGAGAGCGTATTTTCATTGTTGGCTTCAATAAAGACTATTTTGGTGAAGTCGAATTTAATGAAATATTTAAATGGCCAACACCGCCATGCATACCGACGAAAGTGGGTGACATTCTTCAAACTCGTGCCGAATTAACAGCCGATGAAGCTCGATACAACAAAGATATTTATACCATTTCGGATAAGCTTTGGGCTGGTCACAAGAAGCGTAAAGAAGAACATAAAACAAAAGGTAATGGTTTTGGCTACTCGCTTTACAATGCTGAAAGCGAATATACAAATACTATAAGTGCCCGTTACTACAAAGATGGTTCTGAAATCCTTATTGACCAGAGTGACGTAGGTAAAAACCCAAGGAAACTAACACCGCGAGAATGCGCAAGATTGCAGGGCTTCCCTGAAAAATTTATTGTCGATGCAGTTTCTCAAGGGCAAATATACAAGCAGTTTGGTAACTCAGTGTGTGTGAAAGTGATTGAAGCTGTGGCTAGTAAAATGATTGAAGCACTAGATATCGCGGAACAAATGGGTCAATTCGACGAAAAAATTGCTGTTTAG